ATCTTCGCCCGTGTCTCTTCTGACTTGGAAACACCCTTAAAACGCAAGCTGGTTGCTTTTGCAACCTCTCGACGTGCCACCTCGTACAACCTAGAGTTGATGTAAAAATCATCATTACCGCGCATGCGTTTGATGGACGACCATTGATTCCCGCCGTGCAACTTTGCCAAAAGAAAGTGAGCAACAAAATGCTCTCTGGCTGTCAAGTCAACAAGATTTGATGGATCGTTTGAGCCACCCAATGACTTTGGAATAATGTGGTGGCGCTCCTTGTAGCCATCAATTGATTGACGCGCTCGGCACTTGGAGATCAAATTGTCATAAACTTTTTGGTAGTTCATGTCTTGTATACAGTAATGATTGGAGTTCATATTGTACTCTAAACATTAGCGTGTATACGGAGAGATATTGGGTGCAAAGTAGATTGGCGATTTATCACGGTTTTCCGCTTCCATCATTGTGAAGTATTTATCAGCTTGACCCTCAAGATACTGAGTGCGTGCAAGATCAACTCCGGGCAGTATCAGGCTCATCTGGTGAGCCAGCATGCACTGAATTGACTGATAGGCGTATTGAGGTATCTCTAGCTCACCGGACAGGTCTCCCACGTCCATGATCTGGCGTGAGTACCACACAACCATCTGAACAAACGGATCGGAAGGTGTTGGCCACAGCGTAATCTTTGCTTGTGGGATCGTGCGGTTCAGCCAAAACTGAAATGGCTGGTTTGCGGTGAAGTTTTTGTTCGGCAGGTTCGTGTAGTCATCACGGTTCAAGCGAGCCATGGTAATTTCAGTCGAGTTATTGCCAACAAAGAACTCGGCAACGTTCAATGTGCCGCCACTTGTCTCACGCATGCGGTAATACTGACACGTAACGCCTGGATCAATGTCGTACCAAAGCCATTGACCATTCACCCAAGTGGTAACTCCGGTGTCTTCCAGCAAATTCCACGTCACTCCATCGTTTGACCACTCTAAAAGGATGTGGAACAAGCCAGAAGTGGCAGGCAAGATGCCAATTGAGCCGGCATAGATTGGGTTATTTGGACCGTAATTGATGCCGATGTAGCCATTTGGGGCTGTCTGAGCATCGGAGGTCAACACATTGTTGTCAAAAGCCAGTCCGGTAACGCCGCTAGACGAGAAGTAAGCACCACCAGGAGCAGGCGTAGGACGATTTAAACGGCGATATAAGGCATTTAAAACGTCATTACCACCCACGGGTAGTAAATACTCGAATTGGTCGGCATTCATGCCGTAAACCTTCTTGTCGATAGCCCAATAGTTGATCCCTTGGTTGATCAAATTGGACAGGATAAAGAAGAGGGCTTGTTTGGAAGATTGAACTTGCTCCACGGTCAATTCTTCAGCCAATTTGCCCGACATACGAGCGCCTTGGTCGATGAATTTTTGCGTGCTAACAACCGTAGTTCCAACCGTTCCGCTATAAGCCATTTTTTATCCTCTACCAACCAGGGCAGTTCCAACGCTTCAAAGATGCTTTGGCGCGTGGAGCGTCCCCTTTTGAATGTTCTACAACACCGGACATACGTGCACAGAAAGAATCTTTCCTTGCGCCGCCTTGAGGCTGTGGAGCCTTCAAATGCGATCCAGTTTCACGGTTGTATTTTGCCCGACCTTTGGCAGTAAGACCAGCGCCACGAGACTCGGGCAACTTTTCTCCACGACCAACTGCAAGGCTCGGACCGCCTTCTTTCATTCGGGCTGTTTTGGCTGACTCTTTGAAGGCTTCAGCCGTTGGAGCACCTTTTGACCCAGGCTTACGCATGTGCTCACCAGAGCCTTTAGCGATGCGCTCACGCTTTGCATTGATATTGGCATAAAGCCCCCTTTTAGTCATGTTACCAACCCGATTTACCGCCACCGCACATCTTTTTGGGTGCGGCGCGTTTGGTGCTGTACGCAATTGCAACTGCTTGCTTGACTGGCTTTCCAGCTTTCACTTCAGTTGCAATGTTTTTCTTAAAAGCTTTTTCAGATTTTGATTTGATCAAAGGCATGATTATTGTCCTGGTTGCGTTACGTTAACGGTGTTCTGAATCAAGTAGCCGCCAGCAAAAATGTCAGCAGTAAATGGTCCGCCAGAGTTTGATTTCACCAAGTACTGAATGTCAGTCTTTTCAGCGTGAGGGATCGGAACTTGGAACGGTTGGTTGTAAGCCTGAACAAAAGTCGATTGACCTGCGTATGTGGTTGCACCAGTAGTGTTGAACTTGTTGTACTCAGCAAATAGCATGTAGTTGCTTGAGGTAAACCCAACGCTTGCGTCTGCTTGAATGTAGGTCAAGAAAAACGTATAGCCTGCAGGTACAGTGAAGATCGACATCTGAGTCGTCCCAATGCCTGCGTTGATCTTGGCATATGTTGTCCCACCATTGGAGATGGTGATGTTGCCAGTGTTCAATGCATTAGACATTGCTACGCTATTGATGCGCAGATATGACTTGGTTGATGTAACCGTGGTTGTTCCGTTCAATGCAACTGTTTCCGATTGCATGTTGTAGCCGGAATCCAAGCCATTGATGGTTACGGATTTTGCAGATGTATCTGATGTGCTGTCGCTGACGATTGACATCACAACAGCAGAACTGGGGTATGTATAAAGACCGCCGGATTGGGTTTGACCTTCCCAAACTGGTCCAAGAGCAGTACTACCGATAGCTGCGCTATAACCAAAAATAGCGACGGGACTATGCCCAAAAATTTGACCACGAGCAACTTGCAGGTCAAATGGCTCATACGCGCCCATACGCGTGACTGATGAAACGATTCCGTTACTCATGATTTATCCTTTAAAAAGCAGGGACCGGAGCCCCTACCTTGTTTTAGCACTTTGCCGAACCGCCACGCTTGCGTGGGGCCACCGTCACTGATTTCTCAGTCTTAGTGACGCTCCCAGCCGATGGCGAAAAGAAATTCTTGGCTTTGCCATAAAGTTCTTTTGCCATACTCAGTGGATTCATGGCTTCTTCAATATCGCGGTTAGCTTTATCGGCAACTTTCTCCGGATTCTTGACAATGTACTTGTCATTAGGAGAGCCGCCGGTTTCAAACTTCTTGACATTACCGCCTTTTTTGAAGGTTCCAGATTGCAGGCTGTTAGCCACGGGACGGCTGACGAAGTGACGGGGCATCTTTACAGCTTTCCCGTCGTCTACGACATTACCGCCCGTGGCGTAGTGCTTTTTTGCGGCATGACCTCCATGCTTATAGCCACCAGCATTGGACTCGCGCACGCCACCAGTGGTGCCGTTTACTTTGCCCTTTGGAGTGCCATCAGCGGGACGGTTTTCCCAGTCGCCATCATGCTCAATCGCACGACCGATGCCAGGAGTCTTGCCACCGTGAGCCTTGTGGTGAATCTTTCCACCATGCTTGAAGCCGCCAGCGTTTTGTTCCTTGATGCCTTTAGTGCCGTGCGCTTTATCACGCTTGGCTTCGTGCATCTCGGTGTTCACGTAGTCGTGCTCATTGCCCTCAATGGTGCCGTGCATCTTGATCTTGCCCTTGTTGACCTTCTCATCAGTGTCAGCAGGGATTGCGCCGCCAGTGGCTTTGTGGTGCTTCTTGTGAGCGTGTCCGCCGTGCTTGTAGCCTGCGGGTGCGCCGTCCTTGATGCCTTTAGTGCCATGGTGCTTGTCATGGTGCTCACCGTCGTCCACCTTAGTGTGCTCAAACTTCTTCGCACCTTTTTCGATGGTCGTCTTGGTTTCTGCGCGATCGATCTCGCCGCCAGAAGCCTTGTGATGCATCTTGCCGCCATGCTTTTTATGGTGAGCATGTGCCATGTCCAAAGACTCGTGATGATGGAGTTCTTTCTCCAACTTCTCGATGTGCTTTTCCATGCCAGCGTGACCGCCTTTTTTCATGCCGGTCAAAGCCTTGCGCACCATAGCCGCACGAGCCATACGAGCCGCGGGAGCCATGCCTGCAACTGCAGTACGTGCCATAGGAGCCATAGGAGCTGCCATAGGCATTGCACCACCTAAAGCCTTGTGCTCAACTTTCCCACCCTTTTTGTATTGGTTGGGGTTCATTGCGCGACGACGCTCTGCCATCGAAGGCTTCTTAGGGGAATGACCGTGCTCGGCTTCAAAAGCCTCATGAGCACCGTGCATAGAGCCACCATGAGCATGGTGCATGGACTTGTGACCATGCTCTTCATGCTTTTCATGTTTGTGGTGTACTTTGCCGCCTTTTTTGAGCTTCAGAATAACTGAAGGCTCGTCGGTCATCATTTTGACCATTGGTTTAAAGCTGGACATTTAAGTCTCCTTTAGGCTTGGGTTACACCAAGAGCACCAGTGCGGGTTGCATTGGGTCCGACCATGATTGCGTTACAACCCACGGTCACAACGAGGCGTTTGATGCCGTCGGTTGCAGACGAAGGGGTGAAAGTTCCGCGCACGTCACCAGTGATGCTGGTAGCGGGGTTGGTGGTGTCGGCTTGCACGAAAGTGCCGGTAGCGCGGGTGGAGGCGTTAGCCCAGCCCAAGCCAACCAAGTAGCCAGCATCAACAACACGCACAGGCAGACCAATCACGTCAGTGGTACCCACGGTCAGTGCGGCAACAGAACCGCCACCAGTGGTGCTCACAGAGGAGATTTGATAGAAAGCCTTCTTGCCTGGAGTGGTTGCGTTTGCAACGGTCAAGATGTTTTCAGTCATTGGCTGACCATAGTAGTCGTAACCCGACACTGTGTAGGTACGTGGAGTACCGCCAGTTGCCAAGGTGATCGACACAGCACGAGCGCAATCCAACTGAATCACAGTTGTGCCATCGGTGCGAACCACTGACTTAGCAGAAGTACCTGCGGTCAAGGTCAATGCGCCTGCGGCGGCTGGGGTCTGCGAAGCGGCAATGTTTGCGGCTTGCAAAGTCTGTGGGATGACGTCCCACAAATAAACACGACCCATAGGACCAACACCCAAATCCATTGGGGCTGGATCGCCCAACAATGCGTTGCCAGAAGCAAACACGCTGATGGTGCCGGTTGCGCTAGAAGAGGCGCTCAGGGTGTAAGTACCTGCGCCGCCAGTGCCGGTCACAAATGCAGTTACATACGAGCCAGCAGTGATGCCAGTACCGCTGACATATTGACCCAAGGCAATTGGATCGCCAGACAGCAGTGTGGCAATTGTTAAGGTTGTTCCAGTTACCGAGCCAGAAAACACTGCTTCGGTATTGGTTGGGCCGGTGCCCATGTACGTTTGGGCTGGACCCAAAAATAGATCATCGCTAAATTGAGGCATTTTTTTCTCCTTGTGGCTTGAACCACTCAGGGTTTAAAAAAAGGGCTGGCTTTTTAGACCAGCCCCTGTTTGGTTTAGACGCCAGGAGTACCGTAGGCACAGCGTGGGTCAGTGAAGCCGAGGTCATAACGCTCGGTTGCTTTGTAGCGCATCGAATCGGTCTCGAAGTCGCCTTCCATGGTCTTCTCCAAACGACGACGCATCAAGAGCTTGAAGCCCTCTGGAGCATCGGTCTGAACCCACCATGCAGTGCTCGAAGTCAGACGAGACAGAACAGCGGCACCTTCGTCCAGCAAGCCAATAGACTTAACAGGGTTGATGTCGTTGTTTGCGTTGCCTGTACGGAGCACAGACTTCAACAGAACTTCAGCTTGGAAGATGTTGCCAGGAGCCACGATCAATTGACGTGGAACCAAACGAATCTTCTTGCCGTTGTTGTCCACAGCCTGACGGATTTGGATCAACATCTGCTCCAGAGAAGTCTGGGACAGGTTAGCGGCGGTAGCCAATTGGTTGCTGAAAGTGCCGTTCACGATGGGGTGAGCGGTGTTGATCAAAGACACACCGTCGCCACCTGGGTAGGCGCTGTTGAAAGCGGTATTCAACACGTTAGCGGCTAACAATTCTTTGGTTTCCACCAGAGATTGAGCCAAGTGACGTGCATACACCTGACCGATACGGATGTGGTCACCGTCTTCAACCAAGACTTTGGTCAAAGCAAATGCCAAACCGTACACTTTGTATA